CCAAGTTGGGCACCGTCGAGCCATCGCCGTCTGGCTGCGTCCCTTGGTTGTGAGAGGGAATCGACGTGCCCGTGGCGTAATTCGGCGTACCGGTCGGGGTGGCCTGCACGGCGACGCATTTGTAGTTCTTCAAGGACGCGCGCCGGTACAAACCCACGGGATTCAACGACGTCCCGCTGGCGGTCGTAAACGCTTTCGAGGCTTCCCACGGCGGAATCGTCGACAGGTCTTGTTGCGTCAATTGCATCAGGCCGCCAACCTGATTGGCATTGAAGATCGGCGCGGTCGAAGTCAGCGTCACGGTACCGGTGATCGCGCTCGCATAGACAAACGTGGTGCCGTCGGTGTTCTGCTGCAGGAACGGTCCCTGTGTGTAGACCGCCTGCAGGCAGGTGAAGGAGTTCGCCGAAGTCCGCTTGATTTCGTACGGCGGATAGTTCGGGTGCACGAGCGTGAGCGTGTCAGACGACTGGCTCCATCGCAGCAGCCACAGGTCGGCCGCCGCCCAGGGCGTGGCAAACGTGGCGCCGATGGCGAGATTGCCGAACGTCGTGAGCGTACCGGGCAAATTGCCGGTGCCGGTCGGGATAACGAACTGTGTCGTGCTGATGACCTGCGAGACGACCCAAGTGCCGTTGATCGCGTACAGTCCCGTGCCGACGTTGTTTTGAATCGTCACCGTCTCGCCGACACTCAGGCCGTGCGCGGTCGCGGTGCCGACCTGCACCGAGGTCTTGCCGATCGGTCCCTCAATCAAGTTGATCGTCGCACCCGTAGTCGTGACAACCGCGCCGCCGGAGAAAACTTGCGCACTCAAGGCGCCGATCTCAAGCACATAGCTTTGCGTCGCCGAGAACACGAACGGCACGATAATCGACGCTTTCGAGGTCGCGGTGATTGCGTTTGCGACGTAGCCGAATCCCGGCCGGTTCGACACCGCCCCTTCGGGCCGCACGAAGGCGTTGCGCAGCGTTCGCAGGCCTGCGGTATAGGCGGTCGTGTCGACGCGCCCGAACAGGAACGGCGAGACCTCGCCGCGGGAAAAGGTCGATTGCAGCAAATGAACCGGCGTCTCGAACATCAGTTGCGCGCCGTGATCGCGGGGCTATCGGGGTAGGGGTCGGGCTGCTGCGAGTTCAGCTCAATCATCATGGCAGAGGTGATCGACTGGTCGGCCATCTTCACGGCGTTCGCTTTGGCCATTTGGTTCGCCGATACGGGGCCCGCGATCTTCGCGGCCAAGTTCCACGCGACGCATTCCTGAAACGCCTGCGTCCACAGGTTCACGTTCGGGACGTCGGTGACGTACACCAGCCAAGCTGAGTCCTGATCGGTAAGAATGTCGATCGACTGTCCCGGCGTGGCCGAGATCTGGTCGATCGCGCGCCGCCACGGCGGCCGGTACGGGCCCCACTGCGGCGCCTGGCTCATGTCGTACCACCAGGAGCGCGTGTAGGGATTCAGGCGCATGCCGTATTGCGTGGTGACGGCGAGCGCGCGCAAACAATCGGTGGGTTCGGCGTAGATGTAGCGCCAGCCTGGAAAGACGAGCTCTGACTGGGTCGAGAGCGTGCTCTGGTCCAACAGCAGCGCGAGCGCGGCGGTCTTGGTGGCAAAGTCCCAGAAGCAGCGTTCGAGCACGCGCTGGCGGGCGAAATCGTAGAACCGGTTGCAGGCGCCTGCTTGGGCCGAGTTGTCATTGACGCTCGCCACCGGCTGCGAGACGTCGAGCATCGTAAGCGCTAGATTGTAGACATCGACCTGAGTTGCCAAGGGGCTCTCCTATAGAGCGAGAGCATCAGCCTTTCTTGCCGTACATGCGGGTTGCTCGCTCGCCCGCATCCCGGTCGCTATCCTCTCCGGTGCTCGCCTCTTCCTCTTCCAAGCCCATCTCGGTGATCTGGACCTCGACGCACAGGTAATCGATGTCGCCGTCGGCGTCCGGATCTTCGCTGCTCGAGCGCGTGACGACGCCGACCGCTTCGATGCGCAAGCTCGTGCCCGCAGGCGGCAGTTCGGCGTATCCCAAGGCGGCGAGCTCCTCTTGGTTCAGGTGCAGCCGCAGGCCGTAGGGGTACGGGCACAGCGCCATGGGTTCGGTGGCCGTGCCGCCGTCGCTTTCCATCGGGACCAAGTTCAATCGATCACCTCGGCGCTGTTGGTGGCGTATTCGTACCACTCGAGTTCGATCACATAGCGCACGGTCCCGCCGGCGCCTTGCGCAATGCTGCTGACGACCACGATGCCTTCGGCGTTGGTGCTCGTCCCGCCGGTCTGGCCTTGGATGTTCATGCCGTAGCGCTGGTCCGAAGACGGTTCGAACAGCGTCTCGTTATACGACTGCTGCGACGGCGTTCCGGCGATCTGCGCGGCCGGCAAGACCAGCATCGGCGCCGCATCCAGGGTGCGCGTACCGGCAGTCAGCGCCCCCGTGGTCGAGACTCTCATGTCGGTGAAATTGGTCACCGGCACGATCCCGCTGTCGGAAACCGAAGACAGCATATTGTTGACGCCGCTGGGCAGAATCGATGTGCCGCCGGAATCGCTCGCGGTGAAGGAGCGCGCGATATACGCAGCAATCGTGAACTCATTGGCCGCCGTGAAGGGCGTGATGATTTGCGACTTCAACCGCAAGCCGGCGATGATCGCGCGGGCGTTGGTGGTCGGCGCAAAGCGGGCGGAAAAAATCGTCGCACCCGCGGCCATGCCGGTCGTGAGGCCCGTGACCGCGGCGATTCGGAACTTGCCGAGCAGCGGTCCCGAAACGCCTTTGATGTGTTGGGTCATCGACCTAGCCCGCGCGGCGCGCCGCGGAGTCTTTCGCAGGAGGCTTGATGCGCGCCGGCGGCGGTTTCAGGCGAACTTTGCGCGTTTCGACGTCGAAACCGATCCGGTACTGGTCAATGTAGGCAAGGTGCGGCGTGACCGGCACGCTCTCGTCGACTTCCTCCATCCAGCCAAGTTCGACCGTCTCGCCCGACAGCGGGCCGTCTTCGATCAGATAGGCCTCGGCCGCCGGCGCGAAATCCCGGTGCATGGTGTTGCCGTGGGCGTCGACGAACTTTTCCGTCTTGAACCGGCCGGTCGGCTTGCCGCTGCCGTCCAAGATCGGGGTCTTGACCATCTTCAGCGGGTCCGTACCGTCCGGGTTCTGCACCAGGTCGAATACCTCGCCCGGGTTGATCATGACGTTGCAGTAATGTCCGGCGCGGGTGGCAATGACTCTCATACGTGTCCCTCGACGTGAACGGGTTCGACGTGAACTGGCTCGACATGAACGGCCGGCGGCGACTCGTCCTTGATCAGCTCGTGCACCTCGGGCGAGTAATGCGCCGGCGTGACGCGCAGCTCGACACCGGCCGGATACCAGACGTTGTCGAGATACGTCGCCGTTTTCGTGCGGACGAGCAGCACTTACGAGACCGTGAACCCAGCCGCGTACAACTGGTTGTCCTGAATGTCGCGCGTCAGGAAACAGTTCACCGTGCCGCCCGTGGTCGCTGCAGTCGCGACGATGAAGTTCACGCCGATGTAGCGCAACCAGCCCGTGGTGTTCGTGGTCGCGTTGTAGGCGCCCGCGCGCGGCATCGGAAAGCGCAGCGCCGTCCCGGCGGTGAACTTCGCGTTCGAATAGAGCAGCGCACCGCCGGTGAGGTCCAGCATCACGTTCGGGGACGTCAGCGATGCCGAAGCGGAACTGACCAGCTGCACGTCGATCGTGGCCGAGCCGCCCGAAGTGGGCGCAGCGATGAAGAGCAGGTAGATCCAGGTCGGGTAGCCCATACCGAAATCCCGGCCGGCGTTGGTGTTCGCCGTGTTCTGGCCGCCCAAGGGACCTGAGTCGATGACGTTGGTGAGCGGGTTCGTTCCGGTCGAGAACGCGATCGACTGACCGGCCGTGCCCTGCGTGGAGAATTGCTGTTCGTTGTCGATAAACATGGTTCGGTGCTCCTTACGAGATGGCGGCTTCGGTGTTCAACAGCTGATCGCAACGGCGGATCGGAACCCCTTCGAACCCGAGTTCGAACTGGTTCAACGCCGGTTGCACCGTGACCGCGTTGGCGCTGTTTGAGAGCCCTTGCAGGCGCAGGAACGAGTACAGCGTGCGGTTCATGTAGAACACCGGATTGCAGCCCTTCAGCGACGGGATGCGATCCAAAGACCGAGACATGAGAGTCACCAGGTTCGGCGGGCTGCTGTTCGTGGTCAGCGCCGTGACGCTGTTGTTCGCGACGCGAACCACATACCGCCAGTCGCGTAGCGCCAGGCCAGGTTCCCACACGAAGCGATCCTGGTAGGCGCGCATGAAGCCCGACGTCATGCCGACCGAAGAGCCGGCCGCTGCCGTCTGCACGGTCTGCAGGCCGTAGTCTTCGTGCGTCAGGCCGGCCTTCGTGCCGCGCGGAAAAATCCCGCAGCAGGTGTCCTCACCCCAGCCGACCAACCAGATCGATGCATTGACCGATCCGGAACCGCCGCCTGAGAGGATGTTCTGCGCGTTCGTGGCGCCCGAGATCGCGCCATAGCGGGGCGCAAACCCCAGGAAGCGTTCGGCGTTGACGCCGGTGTTGCCGTAGAAAAGCGTCTGCGTGAACTGCTGGTTCATCGCTTCGAGGAAGGGTTTCGCTTCCGACAGCCGCAGCGCCTCGACGTTGCCGTTCAGTTGCGCAAGTTTTTCGTCGATGACCGACCAGCCTTCAAGGATGGCGCAGGCGTCATCGACTTGGCCGACCGTGCTCTTGGACGGCGTGACGCCGGTGTTCAACTGGCGGAAGTAGACGTTCGGCAGACCGGCGCGCTGCGTGGTGCGCATACCGGTGGGCAGGTTGCCCTCGACCCAGAGCATGTCCGAGAGAATTTCGTTCTTCTCGTTCAGCAGTTCCGCGATGTCGGGAATGGAGCCATCCGGATCCATTCGCTGCGCGAAGTCCGAAAGGGTGAATACTGTGCCGCCGATCGTAGCCATGAGGGATCTCCGTTAGGGTTGGGTGCGCCGGCCGTACATGCGCTCGGCTCGCGTCAGGGTCGGCGCCGAGTCCGGCTGACCGCGCGACGGGGTATCCCCCGACAAGCGCATGGCCTGGCCGATTCGCTGAAACACCCGCACAAACTCCAACCGGTTCCCGATACCTGCTTGCGCCACGAACGACTTGAATTCCGGATCCGCAAAGGCGTCGAGCGCGAGGCCCACGTCCTTGACGGTCTGGCCATATTTCATCCCACCAATTTCCGGATCCTTTGCGACGATCGCCATGTCTCGCTCGAGCATCCGCGCCGGCAAGCCGGCTTGGAATTCGAGAAACGATTGCGCGACG